ACTGTAAACTCTTCAATAGTGTCAGTAGTTTCATATGATAAGTCAATTTGACTTATATTAGTTGGGAATACATCATGGAACTTGTAAGTTCTAAGTGTAGATCCATCACGATCTAATTGATGAACATAAGCATCTGGTTGATAATCTGCTGGATTAACTGTACCAGTCGCATCTTCCATTTTGTTGATAAGATTCATCCACTTTTCAAAAGCAGAACGAATACCAAAATCAATGTCGTTGATGACTGTAACAGTCCATGTATCAAATGTTCTTTCTCCAGCAATTTTTAGTATTCTTCCTCTGAAGTTAACTTCAACAGGAGTAATATTGGATGCTGGTAGTGCGGCTGCTTTTACTAAAAATCTTGATTTCTCCTTAACGTCGTTATCAATTGCTAACTGTTCAGGAAATGCGATTTCAACTTCAAACAGATTGGGTCTTGTACCGCCACCCGCCAATTTACTTTTAAACCCAGTAATGGTTCTTAGTGGAGGTCTGTTAAATTGGGTTGCCATAGTTTTTCTATTCCTCTAAATGGATTAAACGGTACCGATTACTTCTTCAAACGAGATTCCAGTTCTCGTAGCGACGAAGGTTAGACCAATGAAATTAATTGATCTGTTTGGTTTAATGAAAATGTCAGCAACAAATTCATTATTATCTATAACGGCAGCAGTGTTATTTGTCTCATCACAAATAACTCTGAAGTCCGTAACACCTCTCTTGGATTGAACATCTCTTAAGAAAGGTTCAACAATGTTTACAAAGTTTGTCCTTGTAATTTCATCATTGAATTCAAATAATTGATCTCTAGCAGCAGCAGAAATTGCATCTTCAAGGAAGATAAACAATCTACGAACATTGATACGATCAAATGCTGATGCTTTTCCAAGACCAGTTTTATCACCAAATAAGATGATACCTGCTCCTGGTGAGAATATAATTGGGTTAATTCGATTTGAGTAAAGTTTATCTCTTTGAATCTGTGAAGGATTGTATGCGAGTTTTACTGCGTTAAGAATTGATCCTCTTGCTGTTCCCGCTGGTGAGAACCAAGGGAAATTGTTTATGTCATTTCGAGCACAAGTTCCAGCAATATCTCCATTCATAGGTACATATCGGAATGTATCTGCGAATCTATCATACATGTACTTGTATCCAGTATCGAATACAGCATAAGATGATGAAGGTATTGGTGAATAGTACTTGACTAAATTATCTGTTATGTCTGAACTTGATTTTATTTGAGCTGATCCAACAGTGTCATCAAGAACCGATCCTCTGTTAGGAGAGATGAATGCGACTGTATCTTTCCTAATTTCTGCGATTGATATTAATTTAGAAGAAAGTGCCTGAGTGTCTTCTCTAGACATTGATCCTGAACCCATAAGTAGGAAATCAATATCAAATTCTTCTGTGTTTTCAAATAATTCATAACCACTAACCAATCCACTAAGTGGAACTGAAGATGAACCAGCAGCACTATAATCGGTGCCACCATCATAATTTTTACCACCACCTAATGTAAGGGTTGTTGCTCCAATACCAGCAAAACTGATTCCTTGAGCATCTTGATCCCAACCATTATCAGAGGAATGGGCATTGAATGTATTAGTTGCCACTCCAACAACATTAGTTGTCGTAATACCTGCAGGTGCACTACCAGCAAAAATGGTGTCTGAAGAATTTAAAATAAATTTTCTCCAATATGAAGGAGAACCAGCAGAAAACTCTGCGTCTTTTGCTTTTGAAAGATTTAAATTCTTTTCAAGAATTGTTCCAGCGTTACCTGTTATTGTTCCTTTATCATCAATAACTACGACATGAACTTCATCAAATCTTGAACTTCTTGCTGCAGCAAAGTTTGAAGTGCCTGGTCTATCAGCGAGTTGACTCCACTGAAGAGTGCTATTAGTTAATTGAACTGTCTGTTGATCATACCAGTCTTTTTGTGCTGTAACAGATTCTGTTCCAATAATAGAACCAGTACCAACTTGACGAAGTGTAAGGGTTCCTGTTCCAGGAAAAGAAAATGTTCCAAGTGGTTCATAATCTTTAGCGGTTTCTGTTCCAGCAGCGGATACGTGACTAGTAAATTTAACACTAATCTGACCATCTATATCATCCTCAGTAACTATTCCTTTATAGAATCCATCAAGAACTGATGTTGAACCAGCTGATATTTGATAAGTTGCGGATGGAACTGCCATTGAAATTCCCATACCAACAACTGCAGTATGTCCTGATCCAACTACAAGTATTTGATCAGCTACGTTATCAACGATAGCGACTTTTACATCATTTCCCCAAGATCCAGGATTTCTTGCTGCTACAGTTACACCTGTAATAGTGCTTTCATCATAGCCATTATTAGTGTAATCATCTACGGATCTTATCTTTATACTTGATGCTGTTCCTACAAATGCGTTTTTGAGATCGTCATCATCTGCTCTAACTACACTTAAAACTCCACCATATGATAAGTATGAAGATGCTACCATCCAATCTTCATATTGACTATCTGTGGCAGTTGGTTCTCCAAAAAGGTCAATAAGATCAGCTTCGTTTTCTACAGTTGTAGGTATGTTAACTGGTCCTTTAGAAAAGGCAGCTACTATAGCAGCAGTCTTATCAGTCGCAGTGTCTACTCTACCAATAGTAAGGTCAACTTCTCTTACCAAAATACCAGGAGATGCTAAATTAATGGGCATCTTTTATTCTCCGAATCTCAGATTTATACTGAAATTATTTATTAAAAAGGGTATTTTCAATGGGGAAACTCTGCGTGAACTACCAATCTGGATATTGCCACTTGTTACTTACCTTTGATTTCTTAACTCTTATTTTTGTACAAGATTTACATTCATATGAATATGAAGATAGAGTGCTTCGATTTTTTCTTGTTACATAAAAATCGTCCATGAGAGTTTTAACAACTCCACAGACGCGACATTTCCTTTCTGTAAATAATAAATGTTCTAATTCTATTTGATCATCTAAGTCCATGTTGTTTTAACTCTTCCAAATATTCAATCCACCAATCTGGATCAGTTTTCATTTTCCAATTTGGAACTTTCATATCTCTCTCTGAATACCATTCAAATAAAATACTATCAATTTTTTGTGATATTCCAA